GGAAAAATCTAACATTAGAGGACAATCTAATATAGGATATAATTCAGTCAAACAGGCCAATCAAAAAGGGCCATCAACAAAAGGAGTAAAAACTTTTTGTTGTAAACAAAATTATTTTGAACAAAACATTATTAAAGTAAAAATTAATAGTGACAACTCTGTTGTGTATAAACAACATAGTTATTCGGACTCTGAAATAACAGAATTCAACCAGAAACATACTAACCACACATTATTCATTAATTACGGTGTAAGCGACTCACTAGTTCACTGCAAAAACACCGACAGTTATCACATGTGTAACTACCATTATCATGAATGCACTACCTGCTTTATAGGATATTATCACTTACATTCATATAACAATCTTGATCACAGGATCTTCAAATTCAACTGCCCAAACCCTGAATGTGAAGAATATTATGGACTCAATCCCGATAATGAAGAACTCAAACTTTATGAATCCACAAGGAAACCAATCATATTAGAAAATGTAGAACCAACCTTCAACGATTACGGAACTAATACTTATAGATTAGTCGAACTATCTGATGGAGACAAAATCTCTGAAAGAGACTTGATGGCACAATTCGATAAAGACGACGCAATAGCCAGGGAAAATGGAGAACTACCGCAAGACGACAGCGATATAGATGATGATGTATCGATGATGTCTGCACCTGAACAGTTAGTAATAGAGGAACCAAATGTACCCGTTCCTGAAAATGATCACATACCAGAACCTAACGTAGAAGTTGTATTAATACCACATGAAGAGGAAAGCATTGAACCATTAATAGTACAACCAGTTCAACCTATAGAAGAGGAAATAGTTTTTCGCAATGTAGCTATAGCACCATCTGTTTACGAAGTCGGAAACCCCGTTAACATTGAATGCAGATCAATACCACAAAACGTCTCTTCTTACAGCAATTCATCATTGTCTATAGATTCAAGTAGGATAGCATTCATATCCAACGATCGCGGAATAATCCAATCACTAAACGTCTCAAACAATACTAACATTCAGAGACCAGCTTCTAGCAATAATCATGGAATACAATTGCTCAGAGGAGATAACCCCTTACCAATGAATCATATTGAAACTCAATTAATCAAACAGGGTAATAGGAGACTTAAAGACTGTTTCGACAGAGTCAATTGGGCCACCATGTATCCAAAGAAGTATAAGCTTAAACTTAAGGATATAACTTATTTCAAAAGAGCTTTACCGGGGGTACCAATTGAACACGAATATAAGGAAGATAATCACCCACATCCATACGGACAGAAGAACAGAGATCTTGCAGAGAGTATGATGATGGGGTACATCAATTCTATTTATGATGATTATATTCGCATAGGAATAGGAGACAATTTAGGACGTAATGTCAGGAAAACCATACCAGGACACTCAATCAATCATGTTATGGACGATATCACTGACTTAGAAAGGAAGGAAAACTATATTAAAAATTTCGGTAATAATTCAAACGATGAATATTCTTACTGTTATTGCGGAGCAGGAGTAGGACACGTCAACAATACTAGTTTATGTAAGCATGCGTTGGACTACGTACAAAAATGGAGCTCGAAAAACATCCTTATTACTGCAGTTGACAGTAGCTACTATGATGGAGTAAACAAATTTAGTGACAACATGTTACTTTCAGGAATAGCAAAGCGATTTTTATTTACAGGTGGAGTATTCAGATCAAATAAAATAGGTGAAAATATTCTCATAATAAATAATGAAGCTATATACAAATTCATCAATTATGAAGACACAGTAAAGATAGTTATGGCCGTTAAAGGAAATCCCAGTGTTTATGAACATGAACAACTACGTTATGGACCAGGTAAAGAACAATACATAACATATGATAATAACAACAGTGCTAAATTATTCTATTTTGACCAGTTACATTGTAAATATATTGTCACCAGATGCGTACAGGAGTTTATCGTTGACGAAAACTACAAATATTGCATATTTGAAAGATTCAGCACGAATATCAAACCTAGGGGAGCCAATTTCTACGATATGATGAATGAAATCCATAACCCTACTCAAATAGTTGACACGAAGATTGGTACGTTGGAATGTGTATCGATAGACGCTAATGAATGTGCCAGCAACAAAGATATGAGTTTCTTAGATAGGTGGTTTAAAAATTCACTTTATTATAGATCTACCACAATTAACCTTCTCAAACTAACCAGCGGGTCAATATTTACTTATCATGGGAAAATGTTTGTCGCTGAAAAAACTCTGAACCATGAAAATAGTTGGGAACTAGTACAGAGAGCTTATCAAATTAAATGTGATGTCACAATCATAAATAAATGCTATGCTCTGTTACCAAGAGAAGCAACCCAAAACACCATTAACAATTATACCAAGCTTATAATGGACAATCTTAGTATAGGTTTATCAGTGGCTATGGTATTAACTGAAATAATGTTTGAAATTGGTTCTTTAACGAAGATAACAAATAGAGAGATATTAAACAACAAAATTATCGCTAGCGGATACCATGAAATTTATGATGATAAGCAGATTTCTAGAGTAAAAACTTTTAAAAATTGGATTAGTGCAATATCTAAGGTGAACTATAGCGGTGAAGTCTGTAATAAGTTCTGCCAAGAAATTATTGATAGATTCAACCAGTTTTCAACTAACAGCCTCGATCAAACTAAGAACTTCGGATCTTCTATTACCAGATTAATATCAGGAACACGAGAACGCGTAAGTGAGATAGATTTAGAACAAGTCAGGAAAACAACACTAGTACTACTTATTCATATAATTACAATTCTAATTTGTCTTGTACCCACCTTCTTCAATTTAATCAAACAAGGGGAGATATTCAGCTGGTTTAATATACCAACATTCTTCTTTGCCATACTCAATATCAATAATGTATATAGAAAGGTTAAGAAGTCCCAAAGAACAGAATACCTAGTTACTTCATTGGTAAAAGATTTAATATTCATAATTATCAGCAGCATGCTTAACTTGTTAAATTTAGGACTAATAATAAATGGAATATTTATGATGATCATAGTTTATCATTTTGGTGGATCCGCAGCATATATTCTATTATTTGGATATGTAACTTCAGTTAATGGAGAAGAGATAGTAGCAGTCTGTACACCTAATAACGTCGATGCTTTTCTTAATGAACTTATCTCAAGAGGATTGCTTAAAATATGGGATGATAAGGCTTCAGAATCAGTGCCAGCTAAAGATGCTCGTATTAGAACTAAGTATACTAGGAAGCAATTAACATCATGTTCTAATCAAAATGCAACAGGGTTGAAACAGAAAGGACCTCTATTTTTCGGAAACAATATCAAACCAAGATGTACCAAACTACATGGAAGTTGTCCTAGATGTGCCACTGAATCAGTATATAGACAATTTTCTAGCCAGGCTTTTCCTGATCTGAAAGTTGTTGAAGATTTTGGAAATTTTTATCAGAAATATTATGGAGAAGAACTTTTCAAAGCATGTGTTTACTCAGAAGAGAAAATAAACTTCGATGAATGGATGTCAAGATATTCTGGAGTTAAATTGGCTAAATATGAAGAAGCTTATGATAAATATGTTAATGGTGATAGATTTAAAAATCAAACTGTAGATCCAACTGAAATGAAAATGCACACAAAAACAGATGAGAAAATATTCATTGACTACAGCAGCACTGAGGTAAAAGTTAAAGCTAGAGCCGTAACAGAACAGAGTGATGTTTGCAAAGTACTCATGGGGCCATTAATAACCTTCGTTAGTAGTGTCTGTAAACAACATGACTCCGCATTCGGATCAGGACTAAGCTTAGAACAAAGATGCAAAAAATTTGAATCTTGGATCAAGAAGTATGAAGACCTTTCGATAATATGTATAGATGGTAGTGCTTTCGATTCAACACAGCATAGAGTAATTATGGAAAAGACTGACTCATGGTTATACAACAAAATCATTAATCATAGAAGAGGAGAAATATCACAGTACTGCAATGTTGATGATCTTATTAATGTCTGTAATGAATTCAAACAACAAGTAAAAAACAACTACTTTAACTATACAATAGACGGAACTGTACCTTCTGGTAAGATGAACACTAGTGAAGCAAACACCAGAAGATCAGCTGCTTATGCAAGGTATATATTTCACAAGATGGAGAAGCTAGAAGATATACATTATAACATCGAAACTTGTGGAGATGACACTATCATATTCACTAATAAATACGTAAGCGACCGTTTTAATGATTATGCTTATAAACATGTTTATAGTAAAGGTTGGATAAATGATACACCTCATGGGTTAGGACAGATAGCTAAGAAAATAGACATATACGATGATATAACCAAAGCCGATTACATCTCCTGCTCTTTTCTCAGGAATAAATTTGGCAACATCAAGATGATAAGAAAACTCGATCGATTTTTACAGTTGACCCCCTACACAATCAGCAATAAGAAAAATAACTCTGATGAAGAACATAAGTTAAATAAGAGTTTATTGAGAGGTGATGCTTTAGATATATTAAGCTGGTGTGGAGACATAGAGTTTTTCAAGGTTATAGCAACAAAATTTTTGCAACTAACGGAAGGAGTAGTAGCACTAGATGAGAACGACTATAGACAACACTCACTTAGACTAGACACCAGGAACCTGAATTTCAATATTGAATACAAGAACTTTCTATTTGATAGGTATGGAATATCAGAGGGTGTATACAGAGATTTCATTAGCAGAGTTAAAGACATATCAGATATGTATGAGGTAACCAGCACAGAATTCGTAGATCAGATTTACGGCATGAATTTCAATAACAACTATGATAAATTGGAGAATAAGATGATGGAAGTTAGGAAAAACGTTTGTTATAGAATTGACTCAAGAAACAATAAGCAAATTGATTGGGTTGAAAACGGAAATTGCAGCCAACTAACTATGTTCAAACAAAATGGTAATCTAATTGTTAAGAATGACTTCGATACCAAGAGACATGGAGTTGAAACTATAAAATTGGGTGGCTAAAACCCATTTCCCTACTACACGGGGTAAAGAAATGTAGCGAAAATGAGGTAGGAGGAC